CTTAGATGCAGCATTAAGGGTAGCAGGGACAAAAGTTGTTTTAGTTAGGAAATCTACTACTACTGCTGCAAGCATAGCGGCTAATGGTGGAGCATTAGTTAATGGTTCTTTAACTAAACCATTACCAACGACACTTTATACCGCAACCACCTGTGTATGTGATGGTACTGATTGGTACTGCAGTAATGGGCAGGCTTTATAAAAATTAAATAAAATAAAAGTGGACGTTAGAAAAATATCAATAGGAACAGATTTCAAGACTGCCATGCACTACCTTGTAGGCCAAAGCATCTTGGGAGACTCCTATGTGATACACCTTATAAAGTTTAACCCAAAAAACTCTTCTTACAAACTCTATATAGAGGAAGTGAATGGAGATGTGGTTGTTCTTTGGAAGGAGTTTAACTCTAACCTCCCTATAACAGTAGAATATAATATAAACTTTTGAGGTCACCAAGTCAATTTATAGTAACACCACACACAGGCAAAAGATATAATAACACAAAGAAACTCGGAGGAGTTGATTTAATAGTAAGCACATCAGAGGAAGACCACAGGTTTTCAAACAGATACGCTACAGTTATTGCATTACCTTTGTCCTATAAGGGAGGAGCACAGGTTGGTGATACTCTTTTGGTTCACCATAATGTTTTTAAATTTTACAACGACATGAAAGGGAGTCGTCAAAGCGGAAAAAGTTTTTTAAAAGAAGACTTGTTCCTAATAGATAATGACCAATTCTATATGTATAAAAATAAAAACGGATGGAATCCTCACGACAGATATTGCTTTGTTAAGCCGAGTCCTGTAGAGGAGTCTTATATATTTAAACCATTTAGTGAAGAACCCTTAGTTGGTATAATTAAGTATCCAAACAAATACTTAATAGATAAGGGCGTTAGGGTAGGTGACAAAGTTAGCTTTAAACCTGAGAGCGAATATGAGTTTATTGTAGACGGAGAAAAGTTATACAGAATGTATGACCATCAAATAACCCTTATGCTATGACTCACAAGGAATTAAAACAAAATATAATTACAGCAGGGAGAAGAGCGGTAGAGCAGTTGATAAAGGTTGCAAAAGAAGATATCATTAAGCCGGACCCTGAAGATGAATTAGCAGCAGATAGATTAAAGAATGCGGCGGCTACAAAAAAGTTAGCCATCTTTGATGCTTTTGAAATATTAAATAAAATAGAAGACGAGGAGGAGAAGCTGAGTGATGAGCCAAGTAAAAAGAAACAAACAAATCAAGGGTTTGCAGAAAGAAGGTCAAAATAAACTTTATAGGGTACTAAAAAATTACATACCTAAATCTGTCTTTGCAAATAAGAACAGAAGTAAAAGTTGGAAGTACGGGTACGATGAGAAGTATGACCTTGTAGTGATATCAAAAACAGGACAGATAGGAGAGGTTGTAGATATTCAAGGATTACAAATAGGACTACCCAAGACTCCTAAAGATTGTCACCAAAGAAACTCAAAAAAAACAGAGCAGTATTGGGAGCGATTAGATATTCCAAAAGAACTTTCAAGAATAAATTCTATATTCCGGTGGAATGAAATGAGCTCTACCTTCAAGGATAGGTGGGTAGATTATATTGAGTCTGAGTTTGACAAAAGGGAATATGGTTATTGGTTTATGAACAACGGAGTTCCCACTTATATTACAGGGGCACACTATATGTACTTGCAATGGACGAGTATAGATGTTGGATATCCTGATTTCAGAGAGGCGAACAGAATATTATTCTTGTATTGGGAGGCTTGTAAAGCTGACAAGAGAAGCTTTGGAATGACGTACTTAAAGATTAGACGTTCAGGCTTTTCGTTTATGAGCTCTTCAGAGTGCGTTAACATTGCCACATTCGCAAAAGATTCTCGAATAGGAATATTATCAAAGACAGGTTCAGATGCTAAGAAGATGTTTACGGATAAAGTGGTACCAATATCACAGAGGCTTCCATTCTTTTTTAAACCCATACAGGATGGTATGGACAAACCAAAAACAGAGTTAGCATTTAGGATTCCTGCATCTAAGATTACAAAAAAGAATATGCACGAAGTAGCCAATGATGACATGGAAGGACTTGACACTACCATAGATTGGAAGAACACAGATGACAACAGTTATGATGGTGAGAAGCTTTTGATGTTGGCACACGATGAGAGTGGTAAATGGCTTAAGCCAAACAACATACAGAATAATTGGCGAGTAACAAAGACTTGTCTAAGGTTGGGTAGTAAAATTATTGGCAAGTGTATGATGGGCTCAACTGTTAACTCAAAAAGTAAAGGTGGAGGAGCGTTCAAATCTTTATATGAAGACTCCAACCTTAAAACTCGAAACGCAAACGGTCAAACCAAAAGTGGGCTGTATAGTTTATTTGTTCCTATGGAGTGGAATATGGAAGGGTTTATTGATGTGTATGGAATGCCGGTGTTTAGAAAACCTGCTGTCTCTGTGTTGGGCGTTGACGGTGAGATTATTTCAAATGGAGCTATTGATTATTGGGAAGCAGAGGTTGATTCTTTAAAGAACGACCCTGATGCTTTAAATGAATTTTATAGACAGTTTCCCCGAACAGAGTCTCACGCATTTAGGGATGAGAGTAATCAGTCATTATTTAATCTTACTAAGATATACCAACAGATTGACTATAACGATGCTATGATTAAAGAACACTACATTACTCGAGGTTCTTTTCATTGGAAGAATGGTGCTAAAGATACTGAGGTTATATGGAGTCCTGACAAAAGGGGTAGGTTCAATGTATCTTGGACACCGAGAAAGGGTATGAATAATAAAGTGGAAACTCGAGGTGGAATTAAGTATCCGGGCAATGAGCATATAGGAGCGTTCGGATGTGACTCTTATGACATATCAGGAACTGTAGGCGGTGGAGGTTCTAACGGAGCTCTTCATGGTCTTACTAAGTTTAGTATGGATGAGGCACCAAGCAATGAGTTTTTCTTGGAGTATGTGGCCCGGCCTCAAACAGCAGAAATATTTTTTGAAGAAGTATTGATGGCGTGTGTGTTTTATGGTATGCCTATACTTATAGAGAATAATAAGCCAAGACTTTTATACCATTTTAAAAACAGAGGTTACAGGGGGTTCTGTATGAATAGACCTGACAAACACTATACGAAGCTGTCTAAGGCAGAAAGAGAACTCGGAGGTATACCTAATACAAGTGAGGATGTTAAACAGGCTCACGCTGCAGCTATAGAGTCTTACATTGAAAAGTATGTAGGTATGGATACTGAGGGCACATTTAGGGATAGTGAGTTAATGGGCACCATGCCTTTCGCAAGAACTCTTGAGGATTGGGCAAGGTTTGATATAACAAACCGAACCAAGTTTGATGCATCTATAAGTTCAGGGCTTGCTATAATGGCTTGTCAAAAGCATTTGTATACACCTCAGAAAAAAGAGTCGAAAATAAGTATTAACTTTGCAAGGTATACTAATAAAGGAACAACAAGTGAAATAATCAGATGAGAGACGTAAAGATAAACATTTCATCTGCGGGTTTTCCGAGTCAATTTGTTTCTGATGCTGAGAAAGCAACAGACGAATTTGGATTACAGATTGGTCAAGCCATTCAATATGAGTGGTTCAAGAAGGACGGGAATCAGTGCAGGTACTATAGCCAATGGAGAGACTTCCATAAACTTAGACTATATGCTCGAGGAGAGCAGTCAGTTGCAAAGTATAAAAATGAACTCGCTGTAGATGGTGACCTCTCATACTTAAACCTTGATTGGACACCTGTTCCTATCATACCTAAGTTTGTTGATATAGTTGTGAATGGAATGTCAGACAGATTGTTTCAAGTCAAAGCTTATGCTCAGGATGCTTTATCTCAGCAGAAGAGAAACAAGTATCAAGATATGGTTGAGGGGCAAATGGTTGCCAAAGATACCTTAGAGATTATACAGGAGAAAACAGGGGCGAATCCATTTATAATGGAGCCCGATGACCTTCCTGCAAACGATGAAGAACTTTCTCTCTATATGCAGCTTAACTACAAGCCCGCTATAGAGATAGCAGAAGAAGAAGCAATCAATACTATATTCGAAGAAAATCACTACATAGACTTAAGAAAGAGATACGATTATGATTTGATGACTCTTGGGATATCTGTTGCTAAGCACGAGTTCCTTGAAGGAGCCGGCGTAAAAGTCTCTTATGTGGACCCTGCTAATGTAGTATACAGTTACACAGAGGACCCACACTTTAAAGATTGTTTTTATTGGGGCGAGATTAAAACGCTTCCCATAACAGAGCTTTTAAAAATAGACCCAACACTTACTAATGATGACTTAGAAGAAATTAGTAAATACAGTCAGAGTTGGTACAACTATTATAATGTTGCTCAGTATTACGAGAATGACATTTTCTACAGAGATACAGTTACGGTAATGTACTTTAACTACAAGACCACAAAGAAGATGGTCTACAAGAAAAAGATTCTTGAGACAGGTGGTTCTAAGGTAGTTGAGAAAGACGATACCTTTAACCCTCCACAGGAGATGATGGAGGAAGGTAGATTTGAGAAGTTCGAAAAGACTATTGATGTTTGGTATGATGGTGTTATGGTTATGGGAACAAACATCCTACTTAAGTGGGAGCTTGCTCATAATATGGTAAGACCAAAGTCTGCAAGTCAGCACGCTTTACCAAACTATGTTGCAGTAGCACCACGAATGTACAAGGGAGTTATTGAGTCATTGGTTAGAAGGATGATTCCTTTTGCTGATTTAATTCAAATTACCCACCTTAAGTTACAGCAGGTTATATCAAGGGTAGTACCTGATGGTGTCTATATAGATGCAGATGGATTAAACGAAGTAGACTTGGGGACAGGTCAAGCGTATAATCCGGAGGATGCGTTACGTCTTTATTTTCAAACCGGTAGTGTTGTAGGTAGAAGCTACACTCAAGACGGGGATTACAATCAAGGCAAGGTTCCAATCAAAGAGCTTCAGTCTTCTTCAGGCGGCTCCAAAACTCAGATGCTAATAGCTAATTACAATCACTACCTGAATATGATTAGGACGGTTACAGGATTAAACGAAGCGAGAGACGCTTCAACCCCTGACCCTAACTCATTGGTGGGTATACAAAAATTAGCAGCCTTAAATTCAAACACGGCAACTCGACATATACTCGATGCAAGTCTTTATGTTTACAGAAGTTTAGCTGAAGCATTGACATATAGGGTGGCTGATATTTTAGAGTACGCAGATTTCAAAGATGACTTTGTAAATAAAATAGGAAAGTATAATGTTAGTATACTAAATGACATTTCCGATTTATACATATATGACTTTGGAGTCTTCATAGATGTAGCACCCGATGAAGAGCAAAAAGCTTTGCTTGAGCAGAACATTCAGATGGCCCTACAAAAACAAGATATTAATCTTGAAGATGCTATTGACATCAGAGAGGTAAAGAATATAAAATTAGCTACTCAGTTACTCAAGGTAAAACGTAAACAAAAGCAAGAAAGAGACAAGAAGGCTGAACAAGAAAAACAGGCTTTCCAAGCACAGCTAAATATGCAGTCTCAACAGCAAGCAGCACAGAATGCAATGCAAAAGCAGGAGGTTGAGTTAAATGCAAAGATGCAACTTAAGCAGGCTGAGATAGCATTTGAGCTCGAGAAACTTAAAGGAGAAGCTCAGCTTAAGAGTCAGCTTATGGCCGAGGAGTTTGATTACAATATGAAGCTACGAAACATTTCTGAGAATGCACTACAAAGTAGAGAGACGCAGAGGGAAGATGCTAAGTCAGAAAGAATTAGCAAACAAAATACACAGCAGTCTAAGTTAATTGACCAACGAAAAAATAATCTACCCCCGCAAAACTTTGAGACTTTTGAATCCAATGAGGATAGCTTAGATGGGTTTGATTTGGCAGAGTTCTCGCCAAGATAATTAAATAAAATGCAAAAAAAATTATTATTAAATTTGTAAAAATTAAATTAAATGGAAATTAAAGTAAGAGAAGTTGGTGGTTCTGAAGAGAAATCACGGGCTCAAGTTGAGCAAGAATTATTAGACAAGGCTGAGAAAGATAATTTTGGAGAAGAGAATGCTAACACTGACGGAGTGGAAGGAAGCACTGAGGGTGCCACCGCCACACCGGAACAAGAAGAAATACAGCCGCAAGGCGAAGCACAAGAATCCTCAGAGTTAAATGAGGAAGACGTTCTTTCATATATTAAGAATAGGTACGATAAGCAGATAGACTCTGTGGGTCAGTTGTTTGAAGAAAAAGAATCAAACGAAGAGCTACCCGAAGATGTTGCTGCTTATTTTGAGTACAAGAAAAAAACAGGCCGTGGAATCTCAGACTATGTTAAGTTACAACAGGACTTTGATTCTATGGACGAAAACACTTTGCTAAGAAACTACCTTGCTACAACAGAGGAAGGTTTAGATTCTGATGACATAGATGTCCTTATGTCTGATTATGAATATGATTCAGATATTGACGAGGAGTCTGACATTAAGAAAATAAAAATAGCAAAGAAAAAAGCGATTGGAAAAGCCAAGAGATTTTTTAATGAGCAGAAAGAGAAGTATCACAAGCCCCTTGAGTCAAGTACGGCTAAGCTCTCTGAAAGTGATTCTAAAAAACTTGAGGAATACAACCAATATATAAAGCAGGCGACAAGCTTAGAAGAGGAGCAAAAACGGAGACGTGATTGGTTCGTGGAAAAGACAAACGAGGTGTTCTCAGATTTCAAAGGTTTTGATTTCAAAGTAGGAGAAGACATTGTTTTAAATTACAAACCCACAAATGCTGAAGAATTAAAATTAAATTACAAACCCACAAATGCTGAGGAATTAAAAAATACAAACTTAGACACAAACAACTTTATGAAGAAGTTTGTGGATGACAATGGATTGATTAAGGACGCAGCAGGATTTCATAAGGCTTTAGCTATTGCAGCGAACGCCGACAGATATGCCCGGTTCTTTTATGAGCAAGGTTTATCAGCGGGAACTGAGGGTGTGACGAAGAAGATGAAAAACATAAAGATGTCTGAGCGTCAAGCACCGGAGGCGACTTCTAAAGGAGGCGTTCAAATAAGGTCTCTAAGCCCTGACAGTGGTCGAGGTTTAAAGATAAAGAAAATAAAAAAAGTATAAACAAATTTTAAAAATTAGAAATTATGCCAGTAGATGCTACTCCCGGTTTTGATTTGCAGCCGTCGGCACAACAAGTACCAACGTCAACAAATTATATAACAAACTTTGATTTCTTGAATCAGTATCTTCCTGATACTTACG